TACCAGTACCCATTGAAGTACCAGAGACTGTATTTGCTCTAGCCTGCATACTAGTCTTAGGAAGAACCAGAGACTTAATATTAGGAGTCAATACTTCAAACGGTAAGTTTTGTGTAGCACTTGCAAAGATTCCACCAGTACGGATACCATTAGTTGCAACTGAATCAAGGTGCAACATGTAAGTATCTAAAGTAGGACAAGAGATGGAAGTATGAATCTTATTGATTTCAATCAGAGGTACACCATCAACATTATAACACTCTACAACTGATGCGTTTGCATGTGCAGCAGCCTGTGTCGCGGCCGCACCTCTACCAGAAGTAGCAACAGTAATTGTCTTACCATCACTAGAGATAGAACTATATTGAATGATCTCATCTTCAATCTTAATATAACCAGGATTGGTATTACTAATAGCAACACCATTTACAACCTGATGGAATACACCAGCAGATTCTACACTGATTGAAGTTGCATCTGCAGCAAGAGCAGCAGTAAGAGTTGTAGGAGCAATCTCAGATTGAATACCTTCAATCTCAACGTTGTTACTACGATCAATCATACCATGATTCATATGGAAGATTGTACATTCTTTTTCGTCAGTGCTGTAAGTAGGTTGTGCAACAGGATATGCATCTCTGCTATCACCAGCATAAACAATAGCATTACTAGTGTTAATAGTTCCTTGGATAGTAGAGTTCTGAACATCCAATGAATCCTGTGCGGCATCAAATGTACCAGTTACATATCTAACTGAAAGAACCTTAGGTGTTGGTGCAGCATCATATGCAGTAACCTCAGCAGTGTGTCCTGTAGAAGAACCTACAACTGTTTGCCCTGCTTCAAATGTACCGTTAGCAACACTGTCAATATAGATTGTAGCAGTAGATGCAGAAGAAACAATACCTTGTACAGTATTACCACTTCCGTCAACAGAACCTGCTAACCATGTTCCACTGATATCTGTAATAGTAATAGTATCTGGGTCAGTAGTACCATTAAATGCTGCCACAGTTGCTTGTGCGTTAGTTCCTCTTTGGAATAAACGAGCACCAACAGACATAGTGTAGTTAGTACCAGTTGCAAGTGTCAGAACTTGCTTAGGTTTAATAGTTTGAATTGGATTACTTACCAGTTCATGAGTACCAGCATTACCAATACCGAGTTCACAGTTATAGAATTTAGCAATACCTCCTTGAGTATTAAACGTAGCACGTCTAATAGTAAACTTCAAGTCTTCATATTGATCAGCAGTCCACGTTGATGCGTTCTGTGATTTGAATAGAACACCAGCATACGGTTGTTCTGAGATTGTTCTATCTCCACCAATTTCTAGGTCACCCATTCTGGAGATCCAAACGGTATATTCGTTGGAGTCAGATAGGAGAACGAAACAATATTCAATAGACTGTTTGATATAAACAGGTGCTTGGAAAGTAAATCTAGTAGGAATTGCAGCGTTATCAGATAATTCTACATCTTCAGGTTTTAGAGAAACGTCAGAGAAAGGAAGAATAGTCTTGGAAGGATAACCATTCTCCATAGCACGAATCTGCATAGAGATTGGAATATTGTCATCCTTACTTGCAAAGAATACATCAACAGAAGTTAGGAATACTCCACCTTCAGTATCAATAATGAATGATTGTGCAAGAGGGTCATACCATCCAATCTGTCTAACTTCAGTTCTTGTAGAAGTAACAGTACGTTGGTCAGTAACAGTATCTTTAACGATCTGAGCATTTCTAACTGCAAGGATATTTTCACGAACAGTTTGTAAAGTACCCTTTGCTGTAAATTCCTTCTCAGCAGAAGAATCAACACTACCAGGAACTGTGGAGTTAGTTTCACTAGAACTGAATCTAAACAGTCTAGTACCAGTCTTCCACCTTGGGTTTGAATCCTTCTTATCATTCATGGTAGTTACACCCTTCGCCTTCTTAGAACGAGGAGGAAGGAAGAAACAACCTCTAATAAATCCACGCTTATCAGTAATAAGACGACGATCTTTAACAACTGCACGGGCACCAGAAGTCATACCAAGTAGAACTTCACCAACTTGGATGTTACCACGGATTTGAGGTCTCTTAATATTAGCAAGTTGTGCAGAGTTATTATTCAGAATTGTAGTCTGAGATGAGTATGATGATGGAAGTGGATCATTACCATCAGTGTATGGGTTTGTATCATATACACTATTAGGTTTCAAACACTTGAGACGACAATCAGAGGAAAGACCTTTTACAATCTCACCAGGTACGAAAGGAGTCTCGTTAGTTCTAGCATCTTCAGATGAGTTCTTAACTAACTCAATAAGTTTTGGAGTACAGTATTGTGTAATTGGTTTTCTATCAAAGAAACCATACATTCTAGTCTTAGGCTTAGCACGGTTAATTGTGTAACGGATGTTTCTAGAACGCATCCATGGAATCGCTGTTTGTGAAAGAATAGTATCTCCTAATGACTTACGTTCAATCTTAGGAATAACTCTTGTTCTTACACCACGACGAGTCTGGTTGTTAGTAACACGATAAGTTCTTCTTTGGTGTAGGAAGAATAGACCTTGCTGACGACCAGCGTGACCCAATCTACCTAATCTACGACCACCACCAAGGTTTGTTCTGGAACGGTGGTTACTGCTACTAGTTAATCTACGACCAGTCCAGTTAGTTTTCCATGCACCCCATTGGATAGGAGCGAAACCATTTTTATCAACGTTTAAGTCTCTAGCAACAGATGAGAAGTCACCTTCAACGTTCTCAACACGAGCAGGAAGACGTTTAATATCAATCCAGTCATCAGATTCAGGAAGAAGATCCAAACGTCCAATAAATGTAAACACGTTAAATGGGTTTACGTTCTCAAGTCTTGAAGCGTATGGTTGCTCTACTTGTACAACTTCAGTATAAGGAAGAGTAACAATCAATGCCTCTTCAAAGTCTTCAGGATCAGGACCCGACCACTGTACATTTGTACTAGTAAGAGGATCAAATTCTAATGCGACGTTATTAGTGTAATGAGAAGGTCTTAGGTAACCATTCTCAAAATCAAGTGATGCTTTATAATCTTCGTTAAGAACGTCACCGACAGTATGATCAGTAAAGTCATCAACAACATAACCATTCTTAAATCTGTTTAGACCGTCATCATCATAAGTTGTAGCATTTTGTGCTTCAGATTCTAGAAGAGATAAAGAAGTATAATACTCAACGTTAGTCAAACGTGTCTCAATATTACCGATGTCACGCATCGTGTAACGTCTGTTATTCTCAGGAGTTACCAGAACATCTCTTTCAGGGTCATAACCATATGGTTTATGTTCAAGGGTTGCCAAGAACATTGCAGCATCCATTGAGTCTGGTTCTTGAGGATCTTCATCAGACTTACCCTTAACTAACTGGAAGTCTCCATCGTGAGTAAGGAATAGTTTATCAGTTCTAGGTAGATAGTAATCAAAGTCACAACGGAAAGTTGTACCCTCATCCATGAGGTCAAATACTGTTGCACTTGGATTATACAAACGAGATGAGAAGTCAAAAGTTGAACAATCAACTCTGTAAGGAACACCTACAGTACCACTCCCAAGAGCTTCTTCTAATACACCTGGTCTAAAGTCCAAGGTGTCTCTCAAGAACATGATACCTCCATCTGGTTTCCAAGTTGGAATATCTTTGTATCCAATACCAACATAAGATTGAGCATTGAAATAATCACCAGATGCTTCATGAACAAAATAGTCAAAGACTACTTTAAGTCTTCTACGAGGAGCAGAATATGCAGCACCTCTAACAAGTCTTGAAACATCATAGAAATAGGAATCTTGACCTGGATCTAAAATGAATTGTTCTGTAATATCTTGCGATCCCTCTTCAATAGCACCATCAGCATCAGAAATAAATGCACTGATTGCATCACCGTTACTATCTTCACCCTCTACCAATTCACCAGGTAGGAATGTACCTTCAATAGTTACATGATACAACTTCAAAGTAGAAGATGTAAAGTCAACAACTCTTGCTCTAGCACCAGAAGTTTTACCTATAATAAGAGTACCGTTAGCAAAGAATGCAGATTCAACAAGAGTTACAAAAGGAATCTTAGCTGCGTTGTCATCTTTAGATTCGTATACAGCATGAACTTCGTATACATCAGTTTTACCAAATGAGATTTCTCTATCTTCAATACGAGTACCAGGTAATCTAGAATAACTTAGACCGAATAAAGGTGCATCTGTATTGTTATTAGTTTTAGTAACTTCCAAAACTTGCATCTTAGAAGCAGTCTTAACTTTTCTCTGTACAACGTTCTTAGAGAAAGCAACTGATAATTTAATAGATCCAATACCATATAAACCTGTACCAGCACCACCAGGTGAACTGATAGTACAAGTTTGACGATCAGCACCGAATGAAACAGCAAGTTTACCAGTGTTTACATCTGCCTCAAAGTCTCTAATGGCACCAGTAGTCCAACCAGGACCGCCTGCATCATCAGCATTACCAGAACCAGTTCCTTGGTTTTCAATTGTCAGAATGAAGTTATCATTATCAAATACAGCAAACTGTTCATTCTCTCCAAGAGTTACAGTAACACCACCATTAACAATAGTTTGACTGTTATAAGTTCTATATGCAGTGAAAGATTCATCAGAAATACTTCTGATAGATGTCTTCGGCATATCAATGGTAAGGTTACCATTCTGATAATCTTTAAGGAATACTCTAGGACGTAAACGAGTTACGTTAGTATAAGTACCGTTAGCAACACTACCAATTGTTTTTGTAGGATCTAATAGAACTTTCTGCTCAGCAGGAGTTGCGAAAATAATATCAGTACCACTGTTTTGATTAGAAGAACTTACATTGATATCTGTTTGATCAACGGAATCAATTCTAAATGTATTTGTACCAGTTTCAGTAGATACTCCTACAGAGAGCACATCGCCAGCTCTTAAATCTGCAGCAAAGTTTGAGGTAAAACCAGTCAATGCTTCTTGATTACTTGTAGTCAAATCAACGGTAAAGTTTTTACCTGTAATATCTTCAGCGATATTGAGAAGAAGGTCTGCAGTAAATACAACAGTAGAAGATAAGTTGTCTGCCTGCTCACGACCAAGAACAGATCTTACATCTGCAATATCAAAAGCATAACTTGCTGTGAGGGTAGTCAGTGCGATACCATCAAAGTTAATAGTTTCTCCGTCTTGGAAGTTTCCTCTGACACCTAGAAGTTTAATAGTAGTACCATTAACCTCTGCAACATATCCTTGAGCTCTGGAAGAAGCACCAACAAGAAGATCGTGCTCTTGAATAGAAGCTGAAACGTTAGCTGTTGTATTGATAACAGTGTATAAGTCTATATCAAAAAGATATAGCATATTACCTAGAGCACCATTGACAATACCACCGTTAGTTAAATCATTACTAATTTGTGCAGTACGAGCAAAACCAATAATGTTACCATCAGGATTATTATTTCTAGCAGCAGGATTCCAATCATCACGGAGTTCCAACATCTGATAGTTCCATGACAAACCAGGACCAGTTACGTTTGGCCAACCCCAAATGTTTGTGACAAGAACTGACTGTGCAAGTTCAAAAGGAATAGTTGTGTTCTGAATAGCACGGGTATCTCTTGCCTTAGGAACATCAACATATGTTGGAGCAAGGTTTTCAATACGATAACCTTTAACGTATGCTTTACCTGGTGAAACTTCACAGGCATAAAATTCATCAGATGCAACTTGACCAGCAGGGGATTCTTCTCCTGAAGGATATACACCGTTATTAAATCCATCATCTAAATGCTCTCTGATAGTCATATCAAAACTATCTACAGCATAGTCACCAGACTCTTCAAAAGTTCTAAGTGCTAATGATCTTTCAAGTTCAGAGTATTCAGTTCTCTCTACGAACTGTTGAACTCTAGAATTTCTAAGTCTTAAAAGTTCAACAAAGTTTTTATCAGAATCATCATCAATCGCTTTCTTTACCAGCGTAGTTCTGATCCTAAATCTGTGTGCACCAGGAGCCGAGTAGTTACTAGTACCAGCAGCATTATCGTTAAGGGAAGGATCATCTTCCGAAGTAATAATAGATTCACTGACCGAAAGTCCTACTCTGTAGGATGGAGTATTTGTATATTGATCAAGAATGATATAAGAAGACGGAACGTCAACAAAATATCCACGAATAAAGTAAACACCTTCATTGATATATGCAGAAGATGCAATTGCAGTTGCTTCGTTAGGAAGCATCTGTCCAAAGGGAGAACCCTCCTCAATCAGAGTGGTTCCGAAGGTAATGTCAGCATCAGCAAGTAACTGCTCATTATCCTTAAATGTTTTAACAGCTGTCTCTGAGGTAGAGTCAGCAGAGTCAATGTACTTAACGTAAAGAGTGATGTAGCCGCGTTCAGACTCTACGGAAGAAATTGAATATAATACTTTTGCCTTAATACCTGTAGTAACACCTGTAATAGTCTTACCATTTAATTGAGTTCTATACAGCTCAACATCAGCACCTAAGAAGTTTTGCTGTAACAGGATTGCCTGAACATCAAGGTCATAACCAATCTGACCAGGAATAACCATCGCACCTTCTTTGAAGAAGTGCTGTCCCATGTTTTCCACCTGATTTTGCATGATGGATTGCATGGTGGTAAGTTCCCTTGCCTGAATTGGGAATCCAGGTCGGAACAGTACCTTATAAAAATTTTTATCCTTGTCAAAGTCGTCGTAATACGGCGTGACGTTAAGGTTGGTATTCTGCGGCATTTTGAGGTACTAACTTATTAGAATTCAATAACAATTTTGATGTCTTCAATCTGGTCGTTTGCACGACTAATTGTCCTTCTGTTATCTATGTAGATAACATTACCACTGTTTGACTCAATTTCTGGTTTGGCATAACCAGAGGTAAATCTCATACCGAGGTCATATTCAGTGTTGTTAATGACACGAGAAGACGTATTAGGAACTGCTGGAAAGTTCACGTCAGGGTCACCAGAGGCACCAGATGATGCACCTTGAATAGCATTAGAACCATCAAACTCATTAAGTGAACCTGTAACGGCTGGAAAGATACCATCAACTCTGTTCTGATAATATTTAAGAACTTTAGTTGTAGTATTCCATGAAACAACCTTACCAGTTGCAGTAACTGATTGACCACCAACGATACGAGTCTGAGTGACTGTTTCGTCAGGGATAAAGTTACCTTGGAAAGTTGTTGGGAAAATAACTGCTTTAGAAGCAGATAAAGTCAAGTCTGAAAGAAGTTCGGTAGTACCGTACTTCTTAGGGTTAGTTGTTAACCCGATACGACGGTAGTCGTTGTCAACTGGGAAGTCGCCTGCACCTTCATCGTAGGATAGTTTGGCGTTAATCATGACGCGATATGCACCCATCTCAACCACGGGGTCTTTTCCATGACCACCTGGAGGAGGGATGATAACGTCAATTTGTCCACCTGTACCAGTACCGATACCAGAGATTGCATCAACGGTAACTTTACCGAAGGAATAACCAGTACCACCAGAGGTTACAGTAGCAGATATAACGCGACCCCCATCAACCACAATAGATACACGCCCACCAGTACCATCTCCATTGATAGAAACATTATCATATGTACCATTGTTATAACCAGATCCAGATGAGGTAATGATAACAGTATCAATCTCACCTGCTACAGCGTTTGATGTAATTGAAGCATCACTGAATACAGGCATGTAATCAGCAGAGAAAAACTTCAAAACCTGTGCAACAGGGATAGTATAGACATACTTCCAGCGATACCCATCAGCAGTGGTAATAATGGATGTACTTGTGCCAGTGGGCTCAATAGTGGAAGGCTTACCATTAGGGTCACTAGGAGAAGTACCGTTATAAATGCACTTATAGACCTGATAGTTAGAGTTGACGACATAAAAGTCTGAATCATAGAGCTTAGTCGCACCAGAGGACGCAGTATTCGTCGGAGAATAATCATGGCGATACATGTCGTATGTAAAACCGAGTCCACCAGTGGTTTGCTCGGGAGGAATCCAGTCAATACGACGCACAACTTGAATCGTGTCGGCAGCAAGAACACGCTTCAATGACATCATATCATCGTAAGCATCAGAGAACTCATCAAATGAGTCAACTGCTTGCGGCGGTGAGTTTTCATTATCCCACTCCTGTGGGCGACCAATAAAGATGTATAGACGATCTCTGTCGTCACCCGCAACAGTATCTGACGCAAGAGGGTCGGGACCTTCTAACGACTTGATAAATTTCTGTGCGGTAAAGATTCTGAACTGGTCAGTTAATAGAGCTGCCATTGCCTAATGTAGTTCCTCCTTATTATTTATCGTAGTTTCTAAACCTTATTCATTCCGAGCAAGGGTATCATATTCAATACTTGAAATTCTCCATGATGCGCCACCTGCTCCATTGAGTTTTTCACCACCCAATATTACCTCTGCAACTGCACCAGAACCAGTGGTATCTCCACCAGCATTAGTGAATGTAACAGTAGGATGTAATACACCTGCAGTTACCACTTTTTCATATCCATAACCACCGTTAGTTACAGTGATAGACTCAACTTGGTCACCATCTCCTGTCATGGATACAGTACCAGTTGCCTGAAGTTCACCACTATTTTCAACCGTGATAGTTGGTGTCAGTGTATAATCAAGACCAGGATTCAATACACGGATCTGAGTAATCGTTGATCTTTCTGAGAATTGATAGAAATAACCATTGATGCCAAGGTTTACATTATTAGTAAAATATGGAACTGGGTTAATTACTGTCAATGTCCTAGTTCCAAGATCCCATGCTTCCACAGTTGCTTGAATAGAAGAACTCTGACCCGTTACCGTCTCACCAACAATGAAGTTGATACTATTATTATCCGTATCATCAAAAGTAATTTTTATTCTTGAGGTATGTTCAATACCATCTCCAAGACCACCTGCAGATTCAATAGTTGCATATTTGAATGGAATTGATGCATCTTTTACTTGATCACCGAGTGAGAATAACGTGGTGTTAGTACCACCCTGAGTCTCTTCAATACCATATAATGAATTATATATACCACCATCTAGATTAATTTGATCTTCATACTCAGTTCCAGTGTTTACAAGATCAGGAATTCCATCACCAAGACCAGCGAGTTCATCGTCATCTTGGAACTTCTTATCAGTCAATATCAACTGATAGACTACAATATTGTCACCGATAGAATCTTCAATAACATGTGGTAATTGATTTAGACCAGTAGAAGCAGGAGTACCACCATCAAAAGCAACTGTCCTATCTGAAGTAGAAGGTATACCACCATCAATGAAAGCAAGTTCGTCAACTTCAAAGATGACAAATAATTCTCTAGTGTTTGGATTCCAATCGTATACTTTTGCAATTTTGTTGGAAGCATTGTCTACTCTACGAACAACTCTATCACCAACATTAAATTCATATGTAGATACACCATCAACGTTTTGAATACCATCAACAATAATTCTTTGGTCATATCTAAAGTTAGTACCACGAGTACATCCTAAAAACTTTTTAGCATTTTTACTGGTATATTCAATAATCTCTCTACCAAGAATAAATGTACCAGAACCAGGAAATGCATCAGTAGATTGAACAACCACTTCTGTGGCATTAGTATTCAATGATTGTTGGAGACCTGTAATATAGAAAGAGAATGCATTAAAAGACTGTCTTGTTCTAACTTTCCTTTTTACATTTACTAACTTAGTAAAGATAATATTGGGAGGAGATGTATATCCACGACCAGGATCAACAACATCAATACCTACAATTTGACCTTGATCAATTCTTGCAGTTGCTCTACCTCCAACACCTCCACCTCCAGTAATTAAAACGAAAGGAGGTTCTTGATAGAATCTACCTGGATTAGCAACATTAATGCTGGTAATAATACCAGACAAGTCAATATTAGCAACACCTTCGGCACCTTGTCCACCACCACCTTGAAAAAATAGTGAGGGAGGGTTGATATAAGATCTACCAGGATTCGTGAGAGAAAGACCACTAATAGACTGAGTGACAGGAACAGCAGCAGCACCAGTCCCCTCACCACCAAGAATATCTGCTCTAGCTGTTCCAAAATAACCATCACCACCAGAGATCATTTTTACATATTGAACTTGACCAGGATTATCCTCATCAAGAATAACTTCTGCCCTAGCACCCTGAGGAACCTCAATATTAGGATCAGGTGCATCTTCACCATATCTAACTACATCACTGTAATATTCATTACCAACTGAGTATGGATATTCTGGTTCTAAAGAAGCATCAATAGTAAGGAAGTATGCATAAGTTCCGTTTGGATATTCTGGAGTTACACAATATCTACCATTGTATTCATCCAAGTCTCCTAAAGTAGGATCGTGAATAAAGTCTTCAATAAAAGTACCTGCAGTAAATCCAAGGTTATTGGATTTATTACCCATCAAAGCATGATATCTACAGAAATATGAGAAGTTTGCTGGAGCAATATCAGGAACTACAATACGAAGAGCTCTTGTAGTTGCATTTGCAAATCCTGCAATATAATCGTTGTAAGATACTGATGTCCCATCTAAAAGATAAGTAACTCCTTTTTGATAGAGAACATCTGGATCATATAAGGTTTGTCCTGCAGCATGCCATGCTTGACCGTTTGCATCTCCTACGACTGTACTCAATGCTAAAGGATGGTTGGCATTAGTAGCATCATCCTGATTGAACGTTACAGTATCACCACGATTTAAGAGCAGAACTGGCGCAGTTTCACTAGTAAAACCACCACCATCAAAGATGTACTTGTTAATACCGCCCACATTAGCAACGGTAATAGTGTAAGTGACAGAGGCAGGTGTGTTGATTGCAGCACGATTTCCATCAATTTCTACACCTGTTTTGAGACGATATCCAGTTTCAATCCTTTTGATAGCTGATTGATCATTGAGAGCTGAGGTATATCCATAAGAGCCATAGATGGGATAACCATCATATGATACTCCAAGTATCTTACTATGTCCATTAGTATGGCGAGATTTATCACCACCAAAATTACTAGAACTATAGTAATTCTTTATTGAAAAGAGACCATTAGTTGCAGCAAAAGAATTAATAAACTTTGCATCTTGGTAGTGATATAAATGGATATCATTGGGGAATCCATGATATACATCGTGGTCGTAAATATTTGTATGTACACTATTGAAACTAAATCCGACTGGTGGAGTTCCTTTAGAACCTGCGTCGGGTGAAAATAATGGAGTTCCGTTTGCTAGTAATCCAACTTGCTCACTTCTTCTGTCATCATGATTCAAAACGGGTATATCTTTACCACCACGATATACTATTTCATGATTATAATCTTGTGCGAAAATTCTATTATTATTAAATGCACTAGGAAATGTACCTGTCAGTGCAGGGTCAGGAATATTATTTGTTTTTAATGTCAGGTGATCTCCTAGAAATGCACCTGTTGTCATAGAAACAGCAACACTAGTCAGAATACTTCTGATATCAAAAGTGTTTACTCTTTGA